GTGAAAGCGGCAACTATCACGGTGACCTAATGGCGACTGGCGATCAGCAGGACATGTTGGGGCGCTTGCAAGCGCTCCTGCCGCGCGGCTGGTTCGGCGATGCACCGCCAATCCTGACGGCGCTGCTGACAGGCTTCGCGGCCATCTTCGCGAACGTCTACGCGGTGCTTTCATACGCGCGGCTCCAGTTGCGCATTGCGACGGCGACGGACGGCTGGCTCGACATCATATCGGCCGACTTCTTCGGCACGACTCTGCCGCGCAAGACTGGCGAGAGCGACACCGCGTTTCGCAACCGGATCACGGTGAACCTGTTCCGCGAACGCGCGACGCGCAAGGCAGTCGTGCAAGTGCTGACGACGCTGACAGGACGCGCGCCGCTCATCGTGGAGCCGCGCCGGCCGCTCGATACTGGAGGCTACGGCATCCCAACGACCGGCTACGGAATCAACGGCGCTTACGGTTCGCTGCTGCACCAGTATCAGGCGTTCGTGACTGCGTACCGGCCATCTGGAACGGGAATCCCGTTCGTCGCTGGCTACGGCAGTTCGCCATCGGGATACAGCACCGCTTCGCGCGGAGAGTATGCAGACCTGAGTCAGGTTCAGCAGTCGGTCACAGACGCCGACATATATGCGGCCGTGGCCTCAGTTATCCCCGCGGGGACTATAGCTTGGATGAGAATATCGTCGTAAAATAGCGGAAGGCCCGACGTGCGCTAACACGAGCGGGCCTCCCTAACCAAGCCAACCTGTACGAGAGGTCAACATGGCTGATTCAAATTCTACCCCAATCGGGGCGCGATTCAATAAACTCGTCGCAATTGGAGAGTCGTACCGCCGCGATAACTACCGGCTGTATGCGCGATTCAGGTGCGATTGCGGCGTCGAAAAAGAAATACAGTGCTATCTCGTAGCCGTTGGGAAAACGATGTCATGCGGGTGCCATAGACGCACCATGAAGCGAGCAGGAAACGTCACGCACGGGAAAAGCAGAACGCCAGCGTGGCGCAGCTATCACGCGATGATGACTCGCTGCTATAACGAGAGGCAGCGCACATACCAACAGTACGGCGGCCGCGGCATAACGGTTTGCGATCGATGGCGTGCTGGCTTCGAGTTCTTCTATGCAGACATGGGCGACAGGCCAGATGGAATGACGCTAGATCGACTTGACGTCAACGCAGGGTACTCGCCAAGCAATTGCCGTTGGGCCACTGACGATGAACAGGTCAACAACAAGCAGGATTCAGTAATCCTTGAGTGGCAAGGTGAGCGCCTGAACGTTGCCCAATGGTCCGCAAAGACAGGGATCAGCAGGGGCGCTATAGAAACTCGCATCAAGCTCGGATGGGATATAGAAAAGACGCTCACTATCCCAGCGGTCCTAGGCCGCAATCAATTCGGTGAGGGTGGCGTACCTGTTGAGTTCAACGGCGAGGTGAAGACGTGGATGCAGTGGTCTGAATCGACGGGCATTGCTTACGCCACTCTAAAGAAGCGAATTGAAGCGGGATGGAGTGTGGAACGAGCGCTCTCGACGCCGCTGCTCGTTGTCCGTCGCAAAAGATAAACAGCATGCAAATTGGCCGCCTTTCTGGCGGCTTTTCTTTTTTTGGGAGCACGATCATTAAACGCGTTCAAGTATTCGCCGGCCAGGTGCCGCTGGAAGTCGACATTTTAAACACGAACAAGAATGTCATGATCGCCATCGGTCACGTCCTGCAAGACATGATCGGCACGTCGACGTTGTTCTCTGGCCTCGGCTGTGTGCCTACGGCTCCGGCCGGCATGACCGTCAACGTCAATCCGGGTCGCGCGTACTCGTTGCAATCGACCGACACCGGCGCTTACTCGTCGCTGAACGCCGATGCAACGCCTCTCGTCAAGCAGGGCATCTTGCTCGCCGCGCAGAATTTCTCCTGCCCGGCGCCGACGACTGCCGGATTCTCGATCAACTACCTCGTGCAGGGCGCGTTTCAGGAAGTGGACGGCGGCTCGACCGTTCTGCCCTATTACAACGCTTCGAATCCTGCCCAAGCGTACTCCGGTCCGAACGGAACTGGCACGTCGAACACCACGTACCGCGACAACACGGTGCAGCTTCAGTTGAAGGCCGGCGTCGCAGCCACGACCGGCTCGCAGATCACGCCCACGCCTGACGCTGGTTTCAATGGCTTGTGGGTCGTCACTGTGCCGTTCGGCGCATCGACTATCACGTCGGCCAACATCAGCCAGTACAGCGGCGCACCGTTCTTGACGGCAAGCCTGCTTGCCCAAATTCAAGCTTGTGTGACGCTGAACCAGGCGCAGCAGATGTTTTCGACGCCTGTTGGCTCGGTGCGCAACCTAGCGATGAGCGTTACCGCAGCATCTGCCACGGCAACGCTTACGGCAGACCAGATCGTCGTTGCGAGTGCGCTCAACGGTCAGCCATACATCCTCCCGAACTTCAGCAAGACGATCAACCTCGCGACGACTGGCGCGGGCGGGATGGACACTGGCTCGGCTCCGGTATCGGGCTATGTCGCGCTGTATGCGATCTACAATCCGACGACGGCGACAGCAGCACTTCTGGCGACGAATGCAACCGCCGCGGCAGCGCCGAACGTGTATGGTGGCGCGAACATGCCGGCTGGTTATACGGCTAATGCGCTCGTGAGCATAGTCCGCACGAACTCGAGCGGACAGATCGTCCCATGCATTCAGAGCGACCGTCTAGTTTCTACGGCGACTTTAAATGTGTTGAATTCGACCGCATCACAAGCAGCATACGCGGCGCTCTCGCTTGCGTCGGCAGTTCCGAAAAATGCAAAAACGTGGAGTGGTACCGCGTCGGCCAACTGCAACGCCAATGGGTCGTCAATCAACTCGTTGAACCTTTCTGCCGATGCAACGAATGAAATCGGCAACATGGTTATATCGAACAGTGCCTCTGTGGCCAACCAGGGTAACTTCTCGCCGATCAGCAATTTCCCAATAATGACCTCCCAGACCGTCTACTACAAAAACCTGTCAGGGACAGGAACGCCGGTCTCCATTATTTACGTGAGCGGGTACACATTCTGATCATGACGACCATAAGCGTTCAATTTGCCGATGACGCGGAAGAAGTCATCGTTACCTATTTCGGAGGTCCTCAAGACCTGGCCAGCTTTTCTAATTACGGTACGGTCGAATCAACTGATCCGCGTTGGAAGGCCTACTACGATTCGCAACCGGATTGGATTCAGCCGTACTTGCCGGGACCGGACTAGGAGGACGCGCCCACCGGTTTGTAGTTCTTAGCGAGGATGCGTCTTGCTAAGCACGCATACGGCCTGTCCCAAAGGCTCACCTCCATTGGGACGATGCCCACCGTTCATGATCTGCTTCACTTCGAAACCAAGACGCCGCGCCCACGTATCGATCACAGTGCGCTCAATGAACGTGTTCAAAGGAATCTGTTCGGCGTCACGCTGCTTATCGAGCGTGTATTCCATTACGTCCCAATGTGCTGGATCAGCGTACTCAAGGAACGAGAAAACGACCAGACCGCCCACCTTCAAGGCACGATGCATGTCGGTCAGATACATGTACGTCTCATGATGCAGCAAGTGCGTGAAGACGCTGAAGGCACATGTGATGTCGACGGACGACGATTCGACTGGAACGGAAATTTGGGGATGACGGATAAAGCGATAGTTCGAAGGCGATATTTCACTGGCATAGTCAAGAAGCTCTTGCACTACGTCCGTGCCGGTGTAAGAGAGATCAAGACCCGACTTCGCGAGAGCCGCTGCCAAGCGGCCACTTCCGCATCCAAGATCGAATATGGACATGCCTGGTTGAAGACCGGCTTCTTTCAGGATATTCAACTCGATGTTGCCTATGCCGTCGAAAGGTCCGCCGCCAACCGCCATCGCCATTGCTTCGTCTATAGGGTGATTCTTTATCAGACCTCGAACGTATGCTTCGTAATCTTCGACAAAGTGAAATTGCGCCATCTTTTTGTCCGCCTCTGCAGGAGTCAAGGATTCTAGCCTAAAACGTGTAATTGACGGAAAGCATCCATTCGCCTTTGATCCCCGCCGGCGTGTCCTTATCCGTGCTGTACCCGACCGGCGCGTTCAGATAGTTGAGCCGCGCCGAGAACGGCCCCTTGCTCACGGACGCGCCAACCAGCACGCCCACCTGAACATGCGGCTGGTGGCTGAGCGTCTCTTGCGTGCCAGTAGGGCCGAAGCGTGCCGAATCGTTCATTGCAGTAGCTACGCTTGTCCACGTGGTTCGATAGAGCGCCGGCCCGGCTTCGACGCCGAGCTGCCAGCCACTGCCGAGATCCCAATACGGCTCGACGGTCAGCGCGATTGCCTGTATCCCGCCGGTGCTGTCGAAGCGCCGGAAGTCGCCGCAATTGCCGTCGACGCAACTCTGGGTGGCGATGTTGTAGCCGCCGCGTTGACCGACTGATGAGAAGTCCGCCTCGTCCTGCGGATTCACGCTCGACCACTTCACCTTGCCGAAGTTGTAGTAGTCGAGGTGCGCGCGCACGCCTGGAACGAATGAACGGGGCGCCGCTGGAATGGCGTTGAACACGAGACCAACGCGACCGCCGTAACTGCCGTTCGGCGTGTCGTGAGAAAAGCCTTTGCTATAGAACATACCATCGCCGAGTTTGACGGCTGACGTTACGCCTAGTCCCGCTTCAACCTGAAACCACGACTGTTCTGCATGCGCGCTTTGGCATATAGCAGCGCATACCAGAACCGCGAGCACAACGGATACTTGGATAGTATCCGTGGCGCACAAATTTTTTTTAGCCGCGTCACCCCTGCGGCGGCCAATAGATGTCGAAATGACGTGGGCTTTGTTTTTCATGGCGTTTGCTCCGTTCTGCGTTCGTTGTTATGACGATATGAAGGATACTAATACGGTATCGCAAACGCAAGCAGTTTTTTGTATCGCAACCCCAAGCCGCCTAGTGCGGCTTTTTCTTTGGAAGCCCGATGGATCTCAACGTTTTGAACAGTTGGCTGCTTGCGGCTGCCGGCGGCGCAGGAGTGGTCGTCTGGTGGCTGTTTCGCACCGTGCATACCCGAGTTGAGCGCGCGGAGACGGCGCTTGCTGATTTCAAGCTGCATTGCGCGGAGACATATGTGACGTCGGGCGCGCTTGAGAAGGCCATCGACCGCTTCAGTGTGTCAATCGACGCGGTGTTCAAGAAACTTGAACTGATCGACGAAAAGTTCGATCGCCGCCTTGAAATGAAGGCCGACAAATGACCGCATACACAGTTTCCGACAACGGCGTTGCCCTGACGATGCGGTTCGAGGGCTGTGATCTTGTGTCGTACCCCGACCCCGGAACTGGCGACGCGCCTTGGACGATCGGGTACGGTCATACGGGGCGAGACGTGACCAAAGGCATGAAGATCACGCAAGCGCAAGCCGACGCATGGTTGCGTGCCGACCTTGCGAAAGCTGCCGCGTGCGTGAACGCCAATGTCAAGGTTCCGCTCACGCAAAACCAGTTCGATGCGCTGACCGACTTCTGCTTCAACGTCGGCATCGGCAATTTCATTGCGTCGACGCTTCTGCGACTGCTAAACGCCGGCAACTACGCCGGCGCGTCTACGCAGTTTGACCGATGGAATCTGGCGGCCGGCCGTATCTTGCCCGGCCTCGTCAAGCGCCGGATCGCCGAACGCCAGTTGTTCATGAAGCCAGACAACGCGTAAGCGCGCAACCACACCACGACAAGCCGCCTCCGGGCGGTTTTTTTACGCCCGCACATGACCGACGTTACCCAAATTCACGAAGAGAAAGAGACGTTGACCGTCGCCGTCAACATTCCAGGCCACGAGCCACGCAAGACGACGGCTCTATTCGAGCGCACGCGCAAGCAATTGATCGCGCGCGACGGCGGCCGGTGCTTCGTTTGCAACGCGACCGCAGAGCAGAGCGGCCATCCGCTCGAGGCGCATCACCATCCCATCGAGCGCTCATTCGCCGAAATGATCGATTGGGACCGCTTCAAGCTCGACGCGCATGCTGGCGTATGGGGCGCTGCAATCAAGGCGTTCGATTGGGACAACTTCACCGACTGGACGCAGTTTGTCGACGACATGACCGTCAACGGCATGTTGCTCTGTAAGGCGCACCACATCGGGAAAGATGAGGGCATGCATGCGCTGCCTTTCCCCATCTGGATCGCGCAAAAGTACGGCAAAGAGGGCTACCAGTTCTCGGCCGCAGAAGTCATCCACCACGCAGCATAGGAGCATTCATGGCCCAAAATTCCGCAGTCATCACCGGCGGCGTCGCGATCTCGACCGCTACTCTCATGCCCGCAATTGAATGGGCGCTCGGCCTGGCATTTCATGTGCCGGTGCCCGCCAGCGTTTCGTCGCTCGTCGCCGGCGTCGTGGTGGCTGGCGCTCATGCTGCCATCAACTACGTGAACGCGCGTTTCGCCGCCAAGCAAGCCGCAACTCCCGCGCAGTAATCACCCACGCCGCGACGCGGCACTCTCTGGACACATCCAATGAAGAAGATTTTCGCCGCTCTTGCGGCTGGCCTCGTTGCGCTCGCTCTCTGTGCATGCGCCGGCGCCCCGACGCTCACGTTCGCTCAGCAGGTAAGCATCGCATGCGGCGCTGCTAACGGCGAAATCGCCATCCTGAAGGGTGACGGCGTATTCACTGGCGGCGCAGAAAAGACGCTGACCGAGACCGTTCAGCCCGCAGTCGACAAGGTTTGCTCTGCCGGCGCGTCGGTTGCCAAACCGGACTTGCAGTCGATCGTCAATGCGACTCTGCCGCTCATCAAGTCTTTGGTCGATTCGTCGTCGCTGTCGCCTGACAAGATCAAGGCCGCAGACGCTGCGATTGATACTGGCATGCTGGCGTTCAACATTGCCATCAGCCTCGCTCCCGCTGTCACGGCCACGGCGCCGGTTGCAGCATCGACGCCGCTCGCTGGTGCGCCGCTGCAATGAGCGAGTTCCTGACCGATCTCCAGATGGAGAACGCCACGCCGCGCGATGACGGATTGTGGCGTCTCACGGCGCCGCTCGTCTATCAATCTGACGTCGCAAACATGACGTTCACGGTCCCGGCTGGCTTCATCACGGATCTGGCTTCGGTCCCGCGCATCCCGATCGCCTATCTGCTAGCCGGCGGCACTTCCAACGAAGCCAGCGTGGTGCACGACTTCATCTACAGCACGCATCCGGTAGACCGGGCGACAGCCGACGCCGTTCTAAAAGAGGCGTCGCTATTGACTGGCGTCCCGAAATGGCGCGTATGGCTTATGTGGGCCGGGGTGAGGGTAGGCGGGGGCGGCTCGCACTGGAATGGCGCGATGGCCTGATCTATGCGGCGCTGACTGCCTTCGTGGCGGTCAGCGCCCATACGAGCGACGCAACCCAACCGATGAACGTCCAGCCAAGAAAGATGTTCAGCGCCACAATCGCACCGTAGTTGTGGTGCCGGCGCGATCGCGCGACGAAAGTCGGAATGAAGTAGATCAGCAGCGATACGATCAGCAGGATTATGGCGCTCATGTTTTCCCCGTATTTGGTCTTGTAGTTACTTGCCTAGCGCTTCGCGAACCGCTTCCGGTACACCCGCATGTATTGGCAAGCCATCTTCGCGATAATCGACCATCTTGCCGATCTGTTCAAGTGCTCTTTGCCCCTTCATCGCCTTGTCGCGCCAGTAGTCGTGTCGCTCCTGCAATTCTTCAAGCGAGCGCACGTACTCGACGCGAGCTTCGATCAGCTGGTCGTTGACCAGCTCGCAGCGCGAACTGAGCGGGCATTCATGCTCGGGCGGTTTCATGGCTCTCTCTTTGGGATAGCCGCATTGATGCGAGCACGAAACAGGTCGTCGCCTTCTTCGTAGTGCTCGAAATACTCATTCCAGTTGTAGCCGTCCTTCGGCTCGTGCGACACCTTGCGAACAAATTGCGGCGTCCGATAATTTTCGATCTCGTCAAGCTTCGCGCTAAATGCCCGCTCGGCATCGCTAAGCAAGCCTAGTCGCTTCAGTTCGTCGTCTAGGTTCATCCTGCCTCCCGCGCCCACTGGCGCACATCAATCAGCCCGCAGTCTGCGGCGCGTCTATTAATACCATCCAGCGTCCCGGTTCCGGTCCCCAAATGTCGTCTGGTGTGTGCCCCCATGCATCATACGAAGC